ATACACTTGATTTTTTAAACCCGACTTCTGATGAAACAGAGGAAACAATATCTAGCATTATGCCAATGAGAAGACCTCCTCAACCAACAACCCTTATGCCAATGAGAAGACCTCCTCAACCACAAACAATTGATCCTAGCTTTTTAGAAAGTGATTTTGGAACAAGACTCACAGATGAGGATGCTAAAGAATTAGGTATTAGTCCTGGTCCTGTAGCATATGAGAACCCTTATCAAACAAGTAATATTGAAGAAGGTATTGACGAAATCAACCGTGCATTAACAGGAAGCATTGACCAATTAGATTATCAATTTAATCCGCGAAGAAGTATTTATGATTTAACGGGAGGACAAACATTTGGCACCACTCCTAATTATGGCGCCACTCCTAATTATGGCATAGGCGATTTAATGAGCCCTATTACAGTCACCCCACAAAGTCGTCTTGATGTTGTTACCTACGGTGATGGTCTCCCTGTTACTTATGGAACTAGTCCTGTTGACATTATGCAGGGCGGTTATGTTGGTTATAGTGGCACTGGTCCAATATCTGTGAACTTTGATTCACTGGGACGAAGATTAACACCAGAACAGATAGAAGCATTAGGAAGAAATTAATGGCAATATCTAGATCACAATTATCTAAAACAACTGAAAAAAAACGTGGTAAAGTCAAGAAGGTAATGCGTGAATATAAAAAAGGTAAATTAAATATTGGAAAAAGTAAGAAAAAAGTTAAGAATAGAAAGCAAGCTATAGCTATCGCATTAAACGAAGCTGGCATAAAACAAAAAAGGAGGACCAAATGATAGACGACATCAAATGGAAACTACAAGAATGGTGGGACGAAACCACTAAGAAAACAAAAATTATAATTGCTGTTGGCATTATAATCGTAATCGCGGCAATCATCACTAATTAATGAACCCACTGCTACTTATTAAACCACTTTTAGGTCTTGGAGGAGGATTATTAAATAATCCCGTTGCAAAACTTATCACTGAAAAGACCGTGGGCGCAATTTCTCACAAACTTGAGAAGGACAAAATTATCAAAGCAAAGGAGATAGAAGCGGCTGCAAAAGTGGACGTAGCAAAAATTGGTGTTCAAATGGAACAAGTCAGACAGACTGAAAATTCATGGAAAGACGAATACTTGGTCGTTTTCTGGAGCCTGATTATTTTGGGACATTTTACACCATGGACACAACCCTGGATGGCTGCAGGATGGGAAATCTTAAAAGATGTAAATGACTACTTTTGGATTGTCATCCTTACAATAGTTGGTGGTAGCTTCGGAGTTACAACTTTAAACAAGTTCAAAAGCAAATAATAAAATTTTCGGGGAGAAAAAATGGGGGAGGACAAGTCGCGAAATGCGCTTGACGCATTTTGGGAAAAATTAGGAGACAAGGAGAAACTAAATGTCAGAAGTTATAGACCCCGTAAACGTGATATACAAACTGAAAAGGAACATGCAGGAACAGATGGACAGTCTGGTTCAAACTCTCGCAAACGGGGGGATTGACAGCATGGACGAATACAAATATATAATAGGTAAGATCCACGCAGTGGATTCAATAAATCAGGAACTCTCTAACCTGCTAGAACCAAAGGAGCCAAATGAAGATGACCCGAACAACATCACACGCATTAGAAGATAAGTATAACGCTGAAGAAGATGCAAAAAAGATTGCAAAAAACGAAGCAAAAAAAGAAACAAAAAAAGAAACACAATCCACAAGTTTAGAGAAATTACCAAACCCAACAGGTTGGCGTTTGTTAGTTATGCCTTTTAAAGTTAAAGAAGAAACAAAAGGCGGTATTATTATTGCACAAGAAACATTAGATCGCGCACGTGTAGCAACGCAAGTTGGATACGTATTGAAGATGGGTGATCTGTGTTACAAGGACGAAGAAAAGTTTGCAACAGGTCCATGGTGCAAGGAGAAAGATTGGGTGATATTTGCAAGGTATGCAGGATCACGCATGGAGATTGATGGTGGTGAGATAAGAATGTTAAACGATGACGAGGTGCTTGGGACAATAGATAATCCCGAAGACATCTTGCACGCAATGTAATCATAGAGGAGGATAATCTATGCTAGACGAAAAAGTCGATGTCGGCGATACCGATGAACAAGAACAAGAGATTGATCTTGATGCACCAGCACCAGAGCAATCTTTAGAAGAGGAGATTGAAGTTGAACAAGTTAGTGAAGACAGTAATAAGTCCGCTGACTCAGTTGAGGAACCTGTTGAGCAGTCTGATGTTCAAAAAAGTGAACTTAATGAATACAGCGACGGCGTTCAAAAAAGAATAGCAAAACTAACTCGTAAAATGCGAGAAGCTGAAAGGCAAAAAGAAGAAGCTATTCAATACGCACAACAAGTCAAAACACAAGCTGAACAGATAAAAGGCAAGTATGACACTCTCGGCAACAGCTACACGAAAGAGTTGGAGGCAAAAGTAAATACGGGCATGGATGCTGCTAAATTAGCATACAGATCAGCTGTGGAATCACAAGATGTTGATGGACAGGTCGAAGCTCAAAAAGCTATAGCTCAAATGGCTATGGAAGAAGCTAGACTTAATCAATTAAAGCAAGCTCAAGATCAAAGATCACAACAAATTGAGACACAAAAAGAACAAATCGTGCCTCAACAAGCAGATCCTTATGCTCAAGCTCAGCAAAAAATTGATCCAAAAGCTAATCAATGGGCAGCTAAAAACTCTTGGTTTGGCACAGATAATGCCATGACCTACACTGCTTTTGATATTCACAGAAAACTTGTAGAGGAAGAAGGGTTCGACCCACAATCAGATGAGTATTATTCTGAGGTGGATAAACGAATAAGACTTGAATTCCCACACAAATTTGATAATGTGGAACAACCTACTAAAGAACAACCAGTTCAGAACGTAGCAAGTGCAAAACGTCCGGCCGGAAAAGGACGCAGAAAAACTGTGAAACTCACACCATCACAGGTAGCAATTTCTAAAAGATTAGGTGTGCCACTCGAAGAGTATGCGAAACAATTAGCCGCGAAGGAGGGATAAGCATATGGAACAAGATAAAAAGATAAAAACTTCTCGCGCGAGTCAAACTAGGGTTAAAGAAGAAAAACCTAAAGTATGGACTCCTCCATCATCACTAGATGCACCGCCTGCGCCAGACGGTTACAGACACAGATGGATACGCGCAGAAAGCATGGGATTTGACGATACAAAGAACATGTCTGGCAAAATGAGATCTGGATGGGAGCTCGTAAGAGCTGATGAATACCCAGCAGAAACATTTCCAACTGTAGACGAAGGTCGATACGCAGGAGTGATTGGGGTTGGTGGCCTTGTGCTGGCAAGGATACCCGAAGAGCTCGCAAAGCAACGTGAGGCATATTATAATCAAAAGACTGCCGATCGTAATGAAGCTTTAGATAACGATGTCTTAAAGGAACAGCACCCAAGTATGCCAATCAATCAAGAGAGGCAGACTCGTGTAACTTTTGGTGGTACAAAGAAAAACTAATTATTTAGTAATTCCTATCCACCGCTAACAAACAAACCTTTAAGGAGGAAAACAATATGGCAAATAAAAACGCCGCATTTGGGATGAGACCTATCGGTACGTTGAGCGGACAAAACAACCTGCAAACTAATGAACACTTCATTGCTGACAATGAAGCTTCTTCTATGTTTCAAGGCGACATCGTCATACAACAAGCTAGTAACACTGGCTTTATTGACATTGGAGCAGCTGGAGATGAAGTTGGAATTGGTGTTTTAAATGGTGTTTTGATTGACGATCATCCAACGACTGGTAAGCCTACTTTCCAAAACTTTTATACACAGACTAACGTTACAACTGGTTCTATTAGAGCTTTTGTATTCGATGATCCGTATATGAAGTTTGAAATACAAGGTGATTCAGACACTAACTCTGCTGTAACTGATAGATTTAAAGTAGCTGATGTTGTAAACATTGGCACAGAATCAGCTAACGGAGTATCTGCTATGGAACTCGATATGAGTGATTTAGCGGCTACAGACGGTCAGTTAAAAGTGGTTGGTTTCTCTAATGATCCAGAAAACAATGAAATAGGTGCTGAGCACATGAATTACATCGTAATTTTCAATGAGCACACTTATAAAAAAGAACTATAATAGCAGGAGGATTATATTATGGCTATATCAAGACAACAGCTCGCTAAAGAGCTAGAGCCAGGTCTAAATGCTTTATTTGGACTTGAGTATCAAGGTTATGAAAATCAACATTTGGAGATTTTCGACGTTGAAAACAGTGACAGAGCTTTTGAAGAAGAAGTGATGTTATCAGGCTTCGCAAATGCTTCAGTGAAAGCTGAAGGTTCCGGAGTTGCTTTTGACACTGCAAACGAATCGTTCACATCTCGTTATACACACGAAACAGTTGCTCTTGCTTTCGCAATTACTGAGGAAGCAATTGAAGACAACTTGTATGACACGATCGCGACTCGTTATACAAAGGCATTAGCAAGATCTATGGCGAATACGAAGCAAATTAAAGGAGCAAACGTTCTAAACAACGCGTTCAGTTCTTCTTTCCTTGGTGGAGATGATAAGGAGCTTTGTGCTACTGATCACCCTTCACAATCTGGGAATCAAAGAAACGAGTTGTCTACAGCTTCTGACTTATCAGAAACTTCTATAGAACAAGCTCTAATCGACATTGCTGCTTTCACTGATGAAAGAGGCTTAAAAATTGCTGCAAGAGGAGTGAAAATGATTATTCCTTCTGCTTTACAATTTACAGCTGAAAGAATCATGAAATCACCAGCAAGAGTTGGTACTTCTGACAATGATCTAAACGCAATCGCATCAAAAGGAATGATTCCTCAAGGTTATGTAGTGAACAACTACTTAACTGACGATGACGCATTCTTCATCAAAACTGATGTTCCTAATGGTCTTAAAATGTTCGAAAGAGCAGCTATTAAGACTTCTATGGAAGGCGATTTCGAAACTGGTAATGTAAGATACAAAGCTAGAGAAAGATACAGCTTCGGCTTCTCTGACTGGCGTGGTATTTTTGGTTCACCAGGTGCTTAATAACTAAGCAAAAGAACTAATTTAAAGGGGCCTTCGGGCCCCTTTTTATTTGCAATCACTCTTTTAAAAGCGTATATTTAAAACACTGCATATATAAAACAGTCAGCATAGACTCATGCAGTAGACAATGTCTCAGACTATGTTGGCGGAAAAGGAGACCAATTATGGCAAATTCAACTTTCTCAGGTCCTTTAAGATCTGAAAGCACAGTAAAAACTGTTAGTAAAAATGCAACTACGGGAGCAATTACTGAAATTATAACTATGGGTGATGCACCTGTAGCGTTAGGCGACGAAGATAAAACTCTTGATGCTGCAACGCACAGTGGAAGAACTCTTGCGGTTCCTGCAATCGGAGCCAATAGAACTATCACTCTACCTGCACCAGTTGCTGGACAAACTTACAAGTTTATCTATGCTGGAGCTGCAGAAGAAACAGAGAACCTAATTATTGTAACACCGGGAAATACTAATTTCTTCATTGGTGGTATTGTTCATTTAGATTCTAATGCTGATAACGTATCTGTATATTCAGACGGAAACTCTAACTCAAGCTTAACTCTTACAGACAGTGGTTTGTTTGAGATTAATATTGTTGCTAAAGATAGCACCAATTACTACATTTGGGGTTACGCAGAAGGCGCAGATGTACCTGCATTTGCAGATCAATAATAACTAAAACTCTGAGTAGGGGCGTAATGGCCCCTACTCTTTAGTAGGAGGAAAACAAAATGGCAGACGTAGTATTAAACCAAACACTTTTTGAGGGTGATAAAAAACTTATAACTCATTACAACAATGTATCTGATAGCACAGGTGGAACCACGAAAATTGTTGATGTTTCAGCTTTGACAGCAAGACCAGATGGATCAACACCAGCAACTGTTACTTTAAATAAAGTATGGTACAGCGTTTCTATGACAGCAAAAGTAGATGCTGTTAAATTAATGTGGGACGCAGACACTGATGCAACTTTTTTAACAGTAGAGGGAGATGGGCATTTAGATTATAGCTCTATAGGTGGTATTAAAAATAACCAAGCTACAAACTTTACTGGAGATGTTGTATTTGTAATGCCAGCTTGCACAGCTAATGATAGCGCAACCATTACATGTGAGTGGATTAAAAATTATTAATAGGGAGTAGATATGCCAAACACTACTTCAGGAACAGCAACGTTCGATAAAACTTTTGCTATCGATGAGATAATAGAAGAGGCTTTTAATAGAATAGGTTTTGATAATCTTACAGGTTATCAAATGAAGTCTGCTAGAAGGTCTTTAAATATTATGTTTCAAGAATGGGGCAACAGAGGTTTGCACTATTGGGAAATAGATGAAACTAATATTGATCTTGTTGAAGGACAATCAGAGTATCATTTCTTTAGAAGCTCAGCTGATGACACTTCAGATAGCAACAGAGCTCAAGCTACAACTAATCAAGTTGCATCTTCTATTTTTGGAATGGACGATATACTAGAGGCAACTTATCGAACAAACAGAACACAGACATCTCAACAAGATGTGGCTATGACTAAAATCAATAGATCCACGTATTCTGGTTTATCTAATAAATTGTCTAAAGGGCAACCTACACAATACTATGTACAAAGACTAATAGATCGTGTTACACTTTTTGTTTACCCTACACCAGACAGCACAGCAGCTTCAGCTGACATGCATTTGTATTACGTAAAAAGAATACAAGATGTTGGTGATTTTACAAACGCAACTGACGTGCCTTATCGTTTTGTTCCCTGCATGACATCAGGTTTAAGTTTTTATTTAGCACAAAAATATAGACCAGACTTAACACAACAAATGAAACTGTATTATGAAGACGAATTAAACCGTGCACTAACAGAAGATGGTTCTTCGACTAGCACTTATTTAACACCGAAAGCGTATTATCCAAATGTCTAATTTTGCAACTGGTAGAAAAGCGAAGGCAATATCTGATAGAAGTGGCATGGCTTTTCCATACAACGAAATGGTTAAAGAATGGAATGGTTCTTTAGTTCACATATCTGAGTTTGAGGCAAAGCATCCACAGATTGAATTAAAAACACACCAGGGCGACAGACAAGCTTTACAAAATGCGAGATCAGACAGAGATGAAAGTTCAGTTCCTAATTTATTACCCTTGAATGCGTTTAAAACAGCTAGTGCTAGCACCAGTGTAATTACTGTTACAGAACCTAATCACGGCAGATCTAGTTCTGATACCGTTAGGTTTTATAGTGCATCAACTTTTGATGGCATAACAGCTGCAAATATTACAAGATCTGCTGGGTATACAATTACTAAAGTAGATGATAATACTTATACATTCACTGTAGCTACTGACACTGCCGTGAGTGGTAATTTAAGAGGAGGGGGAGGTCAAGCCTTTGCGGGACCTACAAGCATAACACCATGACAACATATTCTGAATTAGTAACCCAAATTAGAGATTATTGTGAAACAGATAGTAATGTTTTAACAACCACAGTTATAAATGATTTTATAGAACACGCCGAACTTAGAATATTTAGGGACATTGATTTAGACGTATTTAGACAATACAAAACAGCTAATTTAACGGCAAGTGACCCTTTTGTTGCAATGCCCGGTGCCACTCCTACAACGTTCGCTTTTATTAGAACAGTTAGTATTTATAGTGCATCTGGCTCTTTAGGTGGTTTAACAGACAATGAAAGAATATATTTAGAGAAAAAAGACACATCTTTTATCAACGAATATAGCCCTAATAGAACATCAACAGGTATTCCAAAATACTATGCGAACTGGGACAACGACACAATACTTCTTGCTCCAGCACCAAATGCCGCATATACTATCGAGTTAGCGTATAATGCGCTACCAACAGGATTATCGTCAAGCAACACGACGACTTGGGTTAGTACAAACGCACCTCAAATGTTGCTTTACGCCTGCTTAGTCGAAGCTTTTAAATTTTTAAAAGGCCCAGATAACATGCTTCAGATATATGAACAATATTATCAACAGTCTCTACAGCCGTTCGCTGGAGAGCAAATGGGTCGAAGAAGAAGAGATGAATATATGGATGGAGTCCCTAGGATATCTATTCAATCAAAAAACCCATAAGGAGAATATAAATGGCAAACGTAATATCAAATGTTTTTAAAGAGGAGTTGTTGAAAGGTAATCATGACTTTGATGGTGGTGCTACTTATAAGATTGCTCTTTACACATCATCAAAAACTGTTTCTGCGTCAGACCCGACTGCATATAACACTACAAACCAAGTTGCAAATGGCAATGGTTACACCACAACTGGTAACACTTTAACTGGAGCACAAGTTGTTGGTGGTTCAAGTGCATCAACTGCTTATGTTGATTTTGATGACACTTCTTGGACAAGTGCATCATTCACTGCTAGGTATGCTCAAATATACAGATCAGACGGCAGTGCACCAACTAACAATTCAGTTTTAGTTTTAGATTTTGGTGGTGACTTCACAGCAACTAATGGAACATTTACAATTCAGTTTCCAGCAGGCGGAACAAGCACAGCGGTATTAAGATTAGCGTAGGAGGTTAAATGGCGTTTGCAATAAACGATCGAGTTAAAGAAACCTCAACAACAACAGGAACAGGCACGCTTAATTTAGGCGGAGCGGTTTCAGGTTTTCAAACTTTTGTTGCAGGGATAGGTGACGGAAATACAACTTACTATGCGATCGTAAATGAAACAGGCACAGAGTTTGAAGTTGGTATAGGCACAGTTACTGACTCGGGAACAGACACCTTATCTAGAGACACAATACTTGAAAGTTCTAACAGTGATAGTGCTGTAAGTTTTTCATCAGGTACAAAAACTGTATTCTGCACACTACCAGCTGAGAAAGCTGTGGTAACTCCTGGTTCTGGAGACATGACTCTTTCTGCTCCTGGTAATTTTACTGTAGATGCTACAACTGACATTATTTTAGATGCAGACGGTGGTGATGTATTTTTCAAAGACGGTGGCACGACTATTGCCACGCTATCAAACACATCAAGTGACTTTGTAATTACAACAGGAGTTCAGGACAAAGACTTTATCATCAAGGGAGATGATGGTGGATCGGGGATCACGGCTTTAACAATTGACATGTCGGCAGCAGGAGCTGTTACATTTAATGATAAAATAACTGCCGTAGGCACTTCTGTATTTACTAACTTAGACATTTCTGGTGATGTTGATGTTGACGGAACTTTAGAAACAGATGCACTTTCAATAGCTAGCACCGCAGTTACATCAACAGCAGCAGAACTTAACATATTAGATGGTGTTACCGCAGACGCCACAGAATTAAATCTATTAGATGGTGTTACCGCAACAACAGCAGAAATTAATTATAGTGATACCGGAGCATCAGTTGGAACAGTGGTTGCAAGTAAAGTTGTAACAGTAGATTCAAACAAAGATGTAGCATCTTTTAGAAATATTACATTAACAGGTGAACTTGATGCAGGTTCTCTTGACGTAAGTGGTGATGCAGATATTGATGGCACATTAGAAGCTGATGCAATTACAATAGGTGGTACGGCAATAAACACAGTCATAGCTGGTGTCACTGTAACAAATGCCACAAATGCAGCTCACGTTTCTGTGGCTGACAATGAAAGCACAGATGAAAATAATTTAATACCTTTTATTGAGGATACTTCTGCTACAGGTAATGTTGGGCTAGAGTCAGATGGTGATTTTACATACAATCCTAGCACAGGTAGATTAACGGCAACACAACTTGCAGGAACACTACAGACAGCAGCTCAAGCAAATATTACATCTTTAGGCACATTAACCACGTTAACCGTAGACAATGTTATAATAAATGGGTCAACTATAGGACACACCGGTGACACTGATTTAATGACAGTTGCAAGTGGAATTTTAACTGTTGCTGGAGAGGTATCTATGACAACTTTGGACATAGGTGGAACTAATGTTACTGCAACAGCAGCTGAATTAAACCATACAGACGGCGTAACATCAAACATACAGACTCAGCTAGACTCTAAAGCAACACCAGGGTTCGCGGTTGCGATGGCGATTGCGCTGTGATATAAGAAATAAGGAGGAAATATGGCACAAGATTTTGAATCAAATGGTAAAAGAATAACAAATTCTGCTACCACTATCTTTACAGCGGACAGCGATGATGCGGTTGTAGGTCTTCGTTTTGCTAATATTCTAACCACAACAGACACACTAGATGTATTTATTACAGATGCTGGTGACAGTAACAATACTAGATATTTAATCAAAGGTGTTAGTGTTCCAGTTTCTTCATCTCTCGAAGTTATACAAGGAGGTGCAAAAATTGTTATGCAAAGTGGTGATGTATTAAAAGCGCAAAGCGGAACAGCTAACGGTTTTGATTGTTGGGTTAGTAGAGTAGATTCGATTAGTACATAAGGAGTAACTATGGCATACAAAGAAGAAATAGGTGGTCCACTATTTGTTGGAGCAGGTGGAATGGCATCAGAGGTTATACCTGAACACGATGCTACTGTAGATGTTAATCAAGT